CTCAACGCCTTCACGTTCTCAACACCACCCTTGATGCCGACAAGGGAGAGTGCTTCCGTCATCTGCTTGTTGAAAGCCTCCGCCTTTCCGAGAGCGTCCTTAATCTGCTTATTGAAATCGCTATCATCAAGGATGACTGCGAAGTTGAGATTTTCCAAAGTTGCCATTACTGCCTAAATAGTTGTTCGGTTGTGTATGGTATCTTACCTTCTTGTTGCGCCCTGCGCCTTGCTACGGCGCGTTCATAGGCGGCTTGTTGTGCCGCAAATGCGGGGTCGTTCGGATTGACCTTCCAATCGGATTTCTTACCATCGCCACTCTTGCTATCCGTATGAATTGGCTTGTATAGGGTGTGCGGAAGGTCTGCTTGCATAATCTCTATCTGGGCGCAGGTGAGGACGCATCGGAAGCCGAAGTTTCGCTCCCATCGGAAAAGCCGCCACCGAGGATGCCCATAAGCGGGGAAATCCTTGACAAAAGCCGCTTCGCATCCGAAAGTTGTGCGGCTCGGTACTGCTCGGCTTCCTTTTTCGTCAGCTTCTTCCAATCCGTCCTCATATCCGCCGAGTATGTCATAATCTCGTAGTGGGCCATAAGCGGAAGTTTTTTTTTACCTTCCTCAACGATTGGTAGAATCTGCGTCTCGTTGTACCGATGCGCTAAAATGCGCCAATAGAGACCATAGAAAAGGCGGATTTTGATGTCGTGATTGAGAATCATAAGAGCCGCCTCCTTGAAGGCGAAATACGGCTCAAGGGCCATATCTTTCAATACCTCCGCACCGCTATTGACGCTCTCTGCGGCGTTCTCTCTTTCCAGCCACACCCTCGTCAATCGCTCAAGGGTGTAGGGCTTTATCCAGCGGAGGCGAACTCTCTTTCTTGTTCCGGGGATTCGCACCACGGTAGGCGCGTTATCCATAATGTCCGCGAGTTCTTCACGCGACCGCAAGGACGGTTGTTCGGGTTTACTCATTTCGTCTTTCAATTAAAGAAGGGCAGGGCTTTTGACCCCGCCCTTCGGTTTGGTTTTCGGTTCTCGGAACTACGCTTGCGAACTGACGGTGTGGGTCGGAAGCGGAGCGAAATCGCCAGAGGCGTGTTCGTTCGGCAGTACGACTGCATCGAAGTGAACGTAGGTCGGAGTGGTGTTGTCATCGTGTTCCGGCTCGGAGAAGATGAACTTGACGCGAGCGAACAGAATAGCGGTGTTACCACTCTGGGAGATTGCGAGAACGGTGTATTCCTTCTCCAGAGAGCCGAGCTTGTACGCCTTCGAGCCATCATAAGATTCCGTAGCGGAAATCTTGGCTTTGGCTGCGCTGGCAGAACCCTGCTCGAAGCCGAAGGAAAGGAGAGCGACCGCGATGGAGGGGATGTTACCCTGCATCGTGTAGTTGTCACCAGCCGTTACGCCCGATTCGATGACCTTATGCTTCTGGTCAATCTTAATCGAGTTGAACGAGGGCTTGTCCTTGCTAATCTGGAACGAGTTTTCAAGGGTGAAAATCTCGTCTGCGGCGGAGAAATCTACGCCACCCGTAGCGTCAAGGTTGCAGCCCGTGCCAGCGACATACGGAATGAGCTTCAGCACGGAGTTACCCGTGTTGAGGTCATTCAGCATTGCGGAAGTGAGAGTAGCAGGCATATTCGTTAAGTGTTTTTGTTACTTGGAATGTTGGTTATATAGGCTTGTAGGTTCATCAAACGGAAGTGATACCCGTTTTCGTCATCTGTGTCGCCGAGGACGCGAATGGAGAAAGGTTTGATGGTTATGTTTTCGAGCGTTCCCGTGAGCGCGGTCTCCACTTTGCCCTGCATAATCGAGAGCTTCTTGGAGTTCTTCATATTGCTCACGTTGCGAGCGAAAAGCGCGATGGAAACGGTACACTCGCCGAGGTAGTACCCTCCCGTGAGGGCGCGAATTGGGCCGCTCACCCTTGCGACCACAAAATCTGCGAGGTCGCTCTGGGTGGAGCGTGGTCTATTCGGCCACACATTGTTGGATGCACCACCCGTGCGGATGGCGTTGCAGAACGCGGTTTCGATGGGGGTCTGGTCAAAGATGCTCATAGCTTATGAAGGCTTTTCAACCGCACCGGGAACCAAGTAATCCGAGCCGAACATATTGCTCCACGCGGATTCGATGTCGCCACGGGCGGCGTTCAACAAATCTTCTTCAAGGGCAACGTTGTAGAAGCCGAAATTGAGTTCGGAAAGAACTACGGCCATCCACCCTTTGCCTCTTGACGCAATAGCTATTGCCTCGCTCAACGCATCACCGGGCATATCGCCTTCACCACCATTATGGTAGCCGGATTCGATAATGACACCATCGTGCGAAAGCGCGTAAGCAAGGGTGTTTTTTTCCGAGGGGTGAGCCATATTTGATTCGTGCAGGTCGTGTTCATAAAGCAGAGCGCGAAGCCCGTCACGAGCGATATTTGTCATCACCACCCTTGCCATACCTCCCTTACCGTCTTTGCCAACCGCATACGACCTCAATTTCTCGAAGCCGCGCTTGATGGCGTTCTGGCTCTTGCGAAGGTTGTTATACGATACCCGATTCATTGCCGTAACGGTCAATCCAGATGTTAGTCCCCCAATTGTAGGTGGTCATCTTTTTCACGACCGCCTTGAAGGAATGGGTCTTATCCGTGATAACAATGATAGCACCCTCCTCAAGCTGCGTTTTCATCATCGGGCAGGACATTTTGAAATCGGTCTGGAATACCTCGCCGGAATCTTTGATGCCGCCCGTGGATGTACGGTAAGAGCAGGGCATTTCCTCTACACTTTCTGTAACGAGCGAACCATCCGAGTGGAACGTTGGGTTGCCGTTGCAGTCGCAGACCACCTTCTCCAGAGTGACGGTCGTTGTGGTGGGGTTTCCATCCTCGCCGACCACGGGCAAGCCGTTCTCGTCAAGGGAGCTTCCCTCAACGTGGAATTTGCTCGGCCATCTGGGGTTGTAGTAGTTCGACATTAGTAGAGGTCTTTAAGGGCTATCTTAACCTTCGCGGGGTCATCGAACGGCTCATCCCACTTCTCGTAGAGCCTACGCGCCATATCCATAAGGGCATCGCGGTTCACTACGTTCTTGTTGGAAATGTAGTGCGTCCAACCACCATCGCTTTCTCCTTGCGTCCCCGACTTCGTGGAAGAAATGGCTGCACCGAAGTAAATGTCTGCGAGGCAGAGGTCGCGCTGCTTCTCGGTCGTATTTGTAACGAGGGTAGCGTCATCCGTGATGCCGCGAGTGAGAAGCGTAGCGAAGATGAAGTCATCCGAAAGGTCAATGATGTTATCAACCTTTGCGCGAAGCCATCTCACCATTGTCATATTGCTTGCGATGTCAGCCATTTCTTCAACGAGGTTAGGGTTTCACTATTTCAATGAACGGGTTACGTTAGGCGTTCGGGTAGAGATACCACATATACTGCGGCACGGACGGGATGACCAGCGAGGTCATTTCCGTGTTGTAGCTCTGGCATTTCTTCACGAAGTCAACGCCGATGGTGAGCAGGAGCTTACCACCGTAGAACGAGCCATAGTTGCCACCTTCGATGGCGATAGGCTCAACGGTCTTGACCGTACCGATGTTGCCATCCGGGACAAACACCCACACATCCTTGTCGAATGCGTTGATGTTGCTACGGGTAAAGGCTTTCTCGGTCTTGTCAATGCTCTCCACGGGAACGAGAGAATCAATGGCCTTGATGGGCGCACCGATGATGGATTCCAGAGCCGACTTCTTCTGCTCGTAAGACATAATGCTTGCGTAAGCAGACTGTGAGGTTGCATCGGAAGCGGGGAGTGCGGCGACACCAATAACGGCAAGAACCTTCGAGTGGGCGAGGCATTCCTTGAGGTAGTCAATCTCAACCTCGAAGTGACCACGAACGCCAGCGTAGCGAGCCTTCGCAACGACATCGGTGAGGTCTTTCACCGGGTTCGAGCTTGAACCCTCGTTTGCGGTAATGTGGGTGCTGGAAGTCCACCACTTGTTGTTGGTAACGCTAATGGTGGTCTTGTTGGCGGCGGGGATGTGGTAGTCGAGGGTGATGTTCTTGACACCCTTCGGGTTGTTGGTCGCATTGATGACGAACTTACCCGTAGAAACGGCCTGATGACGCTGGTAAGTGAGGGCGCTGGTGTGACCGCCGATGAGCTTGTCAATGGTAATGAAAAGCTGCTCGTAGGCAACACGGGCGACCTGCTCCGGCGTGACACTCCTTCTGTCCTCGATGAGCTTCATCTTGCGGAGCTTGTCCTCGTTGAAGTATTCGACTTTCTTCATACGAGGAATCTTGCCCGTGTAAGACTTGAAGCCAAGAGTACCGTCCGGGAGAGCCGGGGAATCAAGGTCGTAATACTGCGCCATCACGTTCAGTCCGAGTTCGCCAACAATCTGCTCGTAGGTGAAGTCGGTCTGCATCGTAGGCTCGAAGGTGAAACCATCAAGTTCAAGTTTGTTGTACTTGAGGGCCATCGTATTGTCCAAGAAGGTCTGGACGCTCTCGCCAGCACCGAGGGCGCGGGAGAGCAGGTCGTAGAACTGAATGTTGTAGGTATCCATAGTATTATCTCCTATCGGTTAAGGGTTAAACGAGTACCTGCAACACGTTCGGAACGGCTGCTGCCATCTGTGCCTTGACCGCCGAGGCGGGGGTCAGTTCGACAAGCAGACCTTCGGCGTGGAACTTCACGACTGCACCAGAGGCGGCGATGGTCTTTGCGGAGATAGCCGCATCGGAATCATCAAGGTCGCCCAGATAGATGTCGTTGTAGAGGTAGCCGTTCGGCTGAACCTTGAGGGACTTGCTGCTGCCAGCGGCAACGGCAGACGAGATAGCGATGACGCTACCTGCGGACGGGGTGTCAACGGTTGCAGAGTGAGCCACCTTGACCTCATACGTTCCGGCGTTGTCGCCTTCGGTAACGAGGTCTACGGCGGTAACTTCCGCAGCCTTGCCCGTGGCAGAGAAGGAGCTACCGACCTTCATAATGAAGTCGCCCACGGCGGGGAGCATCTTCACATCACCGAGAACGGTGGGATGGATGAAGATGCTATCGGTCGTAACGGTCGTGCCATCACCAGCGGTGAAAGCCTTGACAACCCAACCGATGAACGGGGTGATTTCCTTGTTGGCAAGAGCCA